GCCTTCCAAGACGTTATAAGTATGTCTTTTGCAGGTTATACTGTTCAAGACTGTCAAGGGGCTTGGAAAGGCTCTCAGGAGGCAACTAAGTTAGTAACAGTTACTACTAAATATGAGGATAAAGTAAAGGATGTATGTACAGCATATATTGATACTTTTAATCAGGATGCAGTAGGGTTATTAATTAGTAATCCAATGAGATTCGTAACCAAGGTATCAGAAGTTTATTAATTTATTCACCAAGAGGATTTAATCATGCAAACAGTAACAACAGCACTACCTAAAACACCTGAAGAAGCTAATGCTTTATATAAGAAAGCAGGTAAAGTATTATCTAAGCCAAAGAAAGCTAAGAAGATTGGTGTTGTAGGTATTTCTAAAGCTGAGAATGTACAACTAGGTTTAATACTTAGATGGATTGCATTAGAATTAGATTGGGATACTATTCCTAATGAAGTTCTAGTTAATCCTGAAGCATTAACAAAACTAATTGGAAGGTATCAGGTTAAATCCTGATATCTTTTTTTATATCAAAATTCACAATCACACAAGGACGCAAGGAAGCAGACAATGCCACTCAAATCAGAAACAACAGTTGAGTATTATCTCGACAATGCATACTTATTCTATTGCAAGCAACATAATTGCTTAAGAGTAAGTAATAACCATGAAGATAGTGTACTATTTAATGGTGTAGAAAAGAAGGATATAGACTTCTTTATATCTAATTATATTGAATATGTACTTGAGCAACCAGAACTCAAGGAAGCATTCGATAAGGCTGCTAAATGTAGCTCATTAAAGGAGGCAGTAGAAGATGAGTAAAACAGCATACTTTCTACTTAAGACTAGCATACGTGATGATTACGATATAGCTGATGCAGCCAGGGACGTAGAGCAAATGGCTGAAGCTGTATGTGTAGATTACATGTGGCTAGATGAATTTACTAGTACACCTTTCATCGCATACTAATGGACACTATTATACCAGCTATATGTTTAGCAATTGTTATTGCTTACTACATTGTATACATTTATCCAGAGAATAAACGATGAAACAATATAAATTCACAATTGTGGTTCGCTCGCCCATGGACGTAAAGGATATGGTCTGGGCATTTACACATAAACTCAAGGATGCATTTCCTATTGTCTCTATTTCATTTGATGAAGTTAAGGATGACAAAAAGGATGAGTCACCTTATAATGAAATACCAGAGAGGTACTAATGGCTACAACATTTCAAGAAGATATGATCATGGCATTAATGCAAGAGTGTTATGGTAAGATAGGTATAGCTAAGATGAACATCAATGTTATGCTTAAGAATCCTACTGGAGTAGGTGATCATTCTAATTATGTACAATCTATCAAGGAGCAAGCTAATATTATAGCTGAAGCTAAAGGATTGTTAGAAGTATTGGAGAAGGATTTCTATGACAAGGAGTAACATACCAAATTGGCAGCATCATAGTAAAAAGGAGGCTAAACGTACACTCAAACCACAAGCACTACGAGCTGCCAAGAAACGTACTAAAACATTTATTAAAACACTCAAACAGAATGAACCGTTACGTATGTCATTATGAAAAGATGGGTAGCATTGTTTTAAATGCTAAAGATGATGAAGAAGCTGCTTGGTTAGGTCTAGCTCATGCTAGAATAGAAGGAACCACACTCAAGGACGTACAACTAATAGAGGATTACAATGACTAATAAAAGACCATCCAATAGAAGACCAAAGTACTTTCCTAATAACTGGAAGGCATATAAGGATTCACCTGATGAATTCTTTATACCTTTAACATATAAAGACTTCTTTAATTGGAAGGTCATGGGTTGGGTATTACCATCCTCAATAGCATGTGTTATACGTGAGGAAAAGGACGGGAAGATATCTGAAAAGATATATTCACAATCAGCCGCCGCCGACAACTATTTGACTAAACAAATGTCAGATAAAAAGAATACAGCTATATATACTATAGTTGATGATAAACAAGTACAAGTTTTATATCCTAAAAAGGGTGCACATAAGACTTATAAACAATTACCTAAAGGAGATCCAGCAGATTGGCCTGGGTTAGAAGATCTTACAGACGAGGAATTAGATGACTTATTCGGACACCACTAAAGAATCCATATATGATTACTTTGAGACAGCTATTAATGCTATTCCCAAGGATCATCCACATTATCATGAGATAAGACAATTATTAATTAAACAAGTAAACGACGACCTACATGATCATGCAGCCCACCACTCAGCAGATAGACGAGCAGGTTGAACTTGAACGTACTGCTATTAGTCAAGGACTTAAAAGGTTACAAGATCAAACTATTAAATTAGAGGATCAAAGTTATGGTTCAGCTACTATTTATGGTATATCTTCTATACACTCTTTACTTCCAAGGATTATAAAGAGAATAGATGATACTAATTTAAAAATACATAAAGGTACATTTGGACAAACATTTAGAGATATACATTGTTACTTAAAAGATATAGATAGTCCTTCTGCTGCTGCTATAGCATGTAAGATTACCTTTGATAAAGTATTTGGATACAAGGATGGATGTAATCTAGTAATTAGAGTATGTGAATCTATCGGACGTGCAATTGAAGATGAATGTCAGATGCGACATTATGAAACTCATGCACCTGGATTGTTAAATATACTGAAGAAAAACTACTGGCATAAATCCATAGGTACACACCAAAAACTCGTTGTAATAAGGACATTGATGAATCGTTATAAGGTTAAACAATGGACAACATGGACTACGAGTATACGAATTAAATTAGGTTCTTGGTTATTAGATTGTATTATTGAATCAAGTCAATGGTTCATGAAACAAAGTATAAGACAAGGACGTAAGACTGCCATATTTGTTGTCCCTACCCCTGAGTTTATGGACATCAAAGATGATGTGATGGCTAATGCAGAATTATTTGCACCATTAGCTTGGCCTATGTTAATACCACCTAAAGATTGGTCTAATGAATGTGCAGGTGGATACATGTTAAATGAGGTAATGCTAGGCCATGATTTGATAAGGCGTTCTGGTTCCTCACCTATACAGGGAAAAACACCACTAGCCTTTTTGAATAAGATTCAGAAGGTTGCATATACACTTAATCCTTTCACAATCAGGGTCGCAAAGACACTGCAAGATAGAGAGATTAGTGTCGGTAAATTCTTACCTATAATTCATTACGATCTTCCACCTAAACCAGTTGATATAGCAGATAATACTGAAGCTAGACAAGGCTATCGTAGAGCCGCTGCTGAAGTAATGAATAAACAAGCTGCAGAGTTTAGAAAGAGCTGCAGGACTAGAATGACCATGGAGGCAGTCGAAAGATTTAGTAAATATGAGAGGTTTTATATACCTTGGTCTTTTGATTACAGAGGTAGGGCTTATCCTATACCCGCATTTCTCACACCACAAGATACCGATTTCGGTAAGTCACTTATTAGAAGTGCTGAAGAATCTTATATAACTGAATCAGGTAAGAAATGGTTAGCTTTCCAGGTTGCAACAACATATGGTTTAGATAAAGAAACAATGGCTGATAGGCTGTTGTGGACCACACAAAACATTCCGCTAATTACGAGAGTAGCAACAGATCCAATAGATAATATTGGTGACTGGGAAGGTGCGGACGAACCTTGGCAATTCCTTGCTGCCTGTGAGGAATACTATTCAGTAGTAGTTACCAAGGAGCGAAAAACTACTGGACTATTTGTAGCTACAGATGCTACATGTAGCGGTCTTCAGATCCTTGCTGGACTAGCTCGTGATAAAAAGACAGCACAACTCGTCAATGTGTTGCCTTCTGATAGACCACAAGACGCATATAAGGTTGTAGCGGATACTGCCAAACCTAATTGTCCTATACACATACGAGAAGTAATGGATAGGAAGACGGTTAAAAGAACCGTTATGACAATACCCTACAATGCTAAACCTTACAGCAATAGGTCATATATTCGTGATGCCCTATTAGAAAAAGGAATTGAGATCGACAAGGAAGATCTAACAGTTACCGTACAGGCTGTCAGGGACGCTATGCAAAAGGTTGTCCCTGGCCCTATGAAGGTAATGAAATGGATAGAGACAGAAGTTTCACAATCAATCAAGCGTGGAGCTACAGAATTAGAATGGGTTACACCATCTGGATTTGTAGTTAACCAACGTATTATGAAGAAAGAAGTAACTAGAGTAGAACTACAGTTACTTGGTCGTTGTCAGATATCAGTAGCAACTGATGATACTGACGAGGTAGATATCAACCGTCACCGTGCTGCTACAGCACCGAACCTAATACATTCCTTAGATGCATCATTACTGCACCTAAGTATAGATAAATTCGACAAGCCAATAGCATTAATTCATGACAGCGTTCTCACACAATCGGTTGACATGGACGAGTTATCGGCTATAATAAGAGAGACATACATGCATCTCTTTGCAGAGCATGATTATCTCAACGACTTTGCCTCACAGATAGGGGCAGAGACAGAACCACCGATCATAGGCGATCTTAAGCCTGAATCGGTTATTAATTCAACTTACTTTTTTTGTTAAATGTATTCATTATTTGATACTTTTTTCACACCTCCTACTATTGTAGTTGTGTCTGAAGAAAGACTGAAAGCTGCTGAACTTAAAGCTAAGGAAAAGCAATTATTACAAGTTAAAGTACAACTTGAGCAACTTCAAGAATTCTATGATAGATTAGATTCTGAAGTAAAAGCATTAACACCTGCAAAGGAGGCTGCTAAAGATGCCTAAGAACGTACACGTTACTGATGAAGTTACACTTGAGGGATTTCAAGCTATCCTAGAACCTGGGAAGTTTGGTTATTCACTCTCGGCTGTGGTCGGTTCAGATGTAGCCGATAAGCTAGAAAATGAGAGGACAGAGGTCTTAAGATGGGCCGAGTCTAAGCTCAAGAATCCGAAGAGAGCTACCCTAAAACCTACACCATGGGAAGAAGTATCGGATGGAAAGTATAAAATTAAATTCTCTTGGGGTGAGGATAAGAGACCTCCTGTGGTAGACACAGAGGGAACACCCGTTACTGATAAGAAAACACCGTTATATGCAGGATCTACTGTTAAATTGGGTTTCTTCCAAAAACCTTATATTCTACGGGATGGGGTTACCTATGGCAGCTCTCTTAAGTTGGTTGGCGTACAAGTTGTGTCAGTTAAATCTGACGGAGCTGGTGTCGATACTGGAGAACTGGGTGAGGATGAAGTAGCAAACCTATTTGGTAAGACTAAAGGATTTAAAGCTAGTGAACCACCTATAGAAGATGAAGTATCAGAAGAGGAAGAAGACTTCTAAATTTAGATCGGGGCTGGAAGAGCAGGTAGCTAACTTGCTCTCTGGTCTCGGAGTTAGTTATGAATATGAATCTTGTAAGGTTCCTTATACTATACAGCACAATTATCATCCCGACTTTGTTCTTCCAAACCACGTCTACCTTGAAACAAAGGGATACTGGGACGCAGCAGATAGAAGAAAGATTGCAGCTGTAAAGAAGGACAATCCAGATATTGATCTGAGAATGGTATTTCAATCACCCTACAATAAAATATCCAAACACTCAAAAACAACGTATGCCAAGTGGTGTGAAAAACATGACATCCCTTGGTGTGCATTCCACTCATTACCAATAGATTGGTTAATATGACCGAATCAGAATTTGTGGCACATGAACCATGTGATAATTGTGGCTCATCAGATGCTAATTCAGTTTATACTGATGGTCACAAGTTCTGTTTCTCATGCCGCCACTACACACCCGCAGAGGGTATAAATCTTTCACAATCACCACGGACGA